GAGCTTATCGGCCCTATGTGTGGCGGCCAGCTCATCATTCTGGGCGGTGCGACCAAACAGGGTAAGTCAGCTCTGGCCGGTCAGTTGGCCATGGGAGCGGCGACAGAAGGCTTTCCCGTCTGGTTCTATTCGGGTGAAATGTCAGCGAAAGAGCTGGCCATGCGCGAGAACAGCCGTGAAACCCAGATATCGGTCAATCGACAGAAGCGTGGCAAGCTGACTGAGAACGATTTCGAACGTCTGATGAACTTCCGGAACGCCAACCGGGACAAGCAGATATTCATCCAGCAGAAGAGACTGACACTCGATCAGCTCGAAGAACGGATTCGGTATTTCGTTTCGAAGAAAGGCAAAGGGCTGGCTGTCATTGACCACATGGGCCTGATCGATCGCAATAAGTCGGAAACGAGGCTCGCAAACTGGGAATTTGGCGAAATCGTAACCGGAAAATTGAAGCAGATTGCGAGAGATGTCGACATTCCGATCATCGGCTGTGCCCAGCTTAAGAAGAACGTCTTCGCCGATTACAAGCCGACCGTGAATGAGAAGTTCTTTCACCAGTTGTTGGCGAAGAAGCCGCGGTATTCCGATCTGATCGGCGCGATCGAGCGCGATGCTGACCATGTGTTGATCCCGTTCCGGCCGGTGGTGTTTCTCAAGGAGTACGAGCCTTCCAAGTTCTCCGACCTATACGAGGTATGGAGGAACCTGGTCGACCAGAACGAAGACAAGGCAAAGGTGTTTCTTGCTCTATCACGAGAAAGCCAATGGCCTCGGGATGTTGAATGCGGCTGGCACGGACCAACGACAACGTTTGTTGATCTGGGCGGCATGAATGAACCGGAGCTGATCCGACAGGAAATCATCGAAAATCCACTGGGCTTAAACCTATGAACGAATCGACCGCATTTGCAGAAGGCACGCCCAAAGGCTTTATCGGAAAGTTCCGTCTGGTCTGGCGCACCCAACATTTCACCGTGGCCGATGAACACGGCCAGCCAAGGTATTTTCCAACCGCCGAAAAGGCAGAATGCGAGGCGTGGAGAGCAAAACACAAGATCGAGCAGAGTGTGATGGTCCGTGACGGTGAAAAGCTGTCTGTGGCCCGCTCTGAGGCGGAGAAGGTATTCGGCGCCATCTTCAGGAAAGGCCGCAAGATCGAAGTCGAGCGGAAGGAGAGGGCAGCTTGATGTCAGCTATGCAATCTCGAAAACTGATGAATGGCCACCAGGAATTCCTTTCTGGCATCCTCGGGGCAACGCCCGTCATCAATCACGTCAATAAGCTTTTCCAATGGTCGAAGCAGCGTCTCATCCATTTCATCAGGCCAATGATCGAGAATGAACGCAGCGGCTTCCTGAGCGCAACGGATCGTTGTCAGATATCCATCGTCGCCCACGACCATTATCGGCTTTTCCCCACAAAGGGTAGTGGCGGGATAGCGGTTCATGGTGCCTTCCTTTCAATAGGAGAACGGCCGCCCAGGACAATCGATCCCCAGTTAGGAGTACGGCTATGACCCGGATGTGGTTCTGCTACGAGCTGGAGAATATGACTTGGTCCCCTGTCGTTTATCGAACCAACGGCGGTGCTCCGGAACTTAAAGATGTCATGCAGCGCAGCAAGATCATTGAAGTGCCGGCGGATTGTATAGGGTCCGACCGGGAGCCAATGTTCGGAGCCCTGAAACAGCGGTTTCCTTTGGAGGTCTCGGATGGCTAAGCGGTCATGCGACATCTACAAGGTGGCCCGCCAGTGCGGTGTGATCCTGCGAGCCAGCTGTGATCATTCACCGACGAGCCGGAAGCCTAGGGAGTGTTTCTGCAAACCGACATTGCGTGAAATAGGAAGAGAGCACGGCGAGGATCATCTTCGCCTTGTTCTGCAACTGATGGTCGGGACCGTGCCCAATTCGCGGGAACTGTTCGCGGACATGATCAAGGCCGTATCATCGGTGCTGGTCAGAAACCCGGAACTGGTCAGGCGTAGGACGCTATTGAATGACTTCGACGCCATAGACCTCGGCAGCCTGCGCAGGAAGGCAAAGGCAATGAACTGTGGGTTGCCGACCAGCCATGTTTTACGTGTCCTGATTACGGTAAAGTTTTATCAGCCGATACAGGGTGATTTGCTCGATTGGATAGGGGAGGCGGCATGAAATGAAGTACACTCTCAAGGTTAAAGAAGCGCAATCGGATGACGTTGAACGAGGATTTGTTCGTTTGCACAAAGATGAAAGGGACGGTGCTGGCCGCTTTGATGTCGTACGGGTGAAAACTGGTGAGAAAGAACTTTTGGCAATTGTGCTCCCACACGATGTAAAAGGCACTATCTGGATCAACACAGACGGACGCAGCGATCTCGGATTGAAAGTAAATGATATTCGGGAGTTCACAATTAGTAAGCTAAATTGGTGGGGACGTATCGAGTGGTACTGCACCGCCAAGGATCCGGCTATTCATATCCCTGCGTCGCTTGCCATCATCTCCTTGGGTCTCGGCGCTTTGGGCGCTATCCTCGGGCTTTTTGGCGTTGTCCTAGGAGTTATCTCCCTATGCAAATGACCTACCAAGAATGGACAGCCAAGGACATCGAACACCGTGTTCTCGAAGCTGCTGACACGCTGATGCTGATGCCTGGGGAGAAGGGGCCAACGTGGGCGGCTGGATCAATGCCAGACGGTAAGCCGGACAGCTTCAACATGGCTTATGGATCGGCACCAGCGACATACAAGCGCCGTCCGGTTGCTGCTGCGATCGACAGAATGTACGAAACGTGGCGCTGGATTAACGAGCTTGAGAAAGCGGAAGATCGCAAGCTTTTGTATGGATGGGCCTATGTGAAAACTCGCAGAGGCATGAAGTTGAGCCGGTTTGCATTAGAAAATATGATGAATGACCGACAAATGAGAAGGAAAATTGATCAATTAACGCAATTGATTGCGAACAATCTCAACCGATTGTATCTCGTTCGGTTGACGGACGGCGTTGACCCCGTGTCCGAAAACGACGATAACTCACATCAACAAACGGTATCGTCCGAGAAATGCGCCAATCACTGGAGAGCACCGGACGCCAAGCCCAAGAACATCCCTTCTCTTCATGAGAAAATGAAACCCGCTGCATAGCGGATGGGCAAGAATATGAGGCAACACGCCTCTCTAGGGCCAGTGACCGCCTTCGAAGGGTGCTGGCGACGCGCCGGAAGCACGGGAGTGCGGTCAACCTTGCAGAAGCGATTAGGGACACGGGATCAACGCGGGCGGAGGAAGAAGGCGGCATAAGCGGGTGCAAGTAGCAGGCGACCGAATGTCCAACCGGTTGCCGGGAGGTGCAAATCCTCCCACAGCGCCAAATTTGCTATCGCTCTTGGCTGGCACATTCCTACCCCAAGAGACGCTGGCAAATCCAAAGCCCGATGGTGCAAACATCGGGCTTAGCAATTCCGGGTTACTGGCCCCTCATCTGGTCTCGGTGTGGTGTTATTAGGGTGACGCGGGAAAGGACCGTAGCGTAATCGGCTAGCTGCAAAAGATTGCGCGTCGTTCACGATGGCGACGAAAAACAACCATCGTCTCAATCCGCCCTCATGCAGTACCGCCCCACTTATCCGGGTAGCGCGAGACTTGAGGGCAACGAGAAGGGATATTCACCAAATGGTGACGCGGGTTCAAATCCCGCTGGGGCATGTTCATTGCCCTGTGGCTGAGAGGTTTAAGGCATATCCCGCGAAATCAGAACGGCGGCGCTGAAAGCAGAAGCGCAAGATGACGATCTAAGGCCGAGGCATGGCATTTGCCCGGTTCCCGATAGGCAGCTTAGCGGCATGCTGGGATGTGGTTCATGCGGGTTCGAAGCCCGCCGCACTTAGCCGGGGTAGCGTCCGGCCCGTTCTGATCAAATCGGGAATTTGCGATTAATCGCATACTGACCAATAAACCGGATTATCCGGTCATTTTAGCCGTCGCCTTCGGGTGGCGGCTTTTTACGTTGGAGAGAGGTGCGGAATTAAAACGGGATGACCTCATCCTGCGGCATAGACCGGAGTTTCAAGAAGTCGTCACGGTCGAATATTCCGTACCTTTCTATCCAGACCTTCAAATCGAAGGTGGCGTTTCGGACGAACTCTTGCGCGGTTTCCATTTCGGTGAACTCATATGGCCGTGACGTACCGCCTTCGAGAAGTTCCAATACCTTGATCTGATACATTGCTGCCCTCCTGTTCCATTCAGGATAGCGCATCTGTCTAAATATGCGACAACAATCAGCCCCGCCATCGAGCGGGGTTTTCTATTTGGTGGGCAGTGATTTCTCGCTCATCACGTTCATCTCGTATCGGGCCAATGAGACGATCTTGTCGAGAGCTTGGTCAACATTGGTAGGGATGCCTTCGTGTGTTCCCGCTTCTGCGGCTATGTCATGAATTAAGCTTAAAACTTCACGCAATTGTTCTCGTGTCGGGTGCTCATAAGTCATTTCAGGTACCTTTGTTGTGACAGATAACAGCAACCTATGTGGCCGCTCAAAAAATGAAGCGCAAGTGATTTGAAATTCAAAACTGTGGCTAACGGCGCAGGCCCGGAAGATACCAACAGAGGAACGGATATGACGCTTAACGAATTCAAAGCATGGCTTGAAGGGTACAGCGAAGCATTCACCAGTGGCGCGCCTACCGCTGCGCAGTGGGAGAAAATCCGCGAGAGGCTTGCCGAGGTGAAAGTCCCTGCGGCCAGTGTATCGCTCACAGATCGCCCGTATCCGATGAAGCCGAACCAGTGGTTCGATCAGCGGTATCAACAGCTTGATGTGCGCGGCAAGGAACTCCCTTCATTTGCCGATCCGGTCATAAGCCCGCTTCTGAAGCCAACAATCATGTGCACCGGAAAGGCCCTGTCATGAACCGCCGTCGCTTCCTTTCCTTCCTCGGCCTCGCTCCTGTAGCTGCTGCCGTTCCTGCAATGGCGCTGCCAAGGGCGGAGAAGCCGCTGGCAACCGGCGGCGTTGTCAAAGGGAAGGTAGATTACCGTGTGGGCGAGACACCGGGTGAGAGCATTTTCATCGATGTCGATATGTCCAAGCCTAGCCAACTCGTGATCGACTTTGATGCACTCAATCGCGACTTGAGCGAAAACCAGAGGTGGGTGGCAGAAAGCTTTCGACGCGCCATAGCCGAATATAACCGGATCGCGAATGTCTAACCTCACGCCGAAACAAGAGCGGTTTGTCGCTGAATACCTGATTGACCTGAATGCCACACAGGCGGCGATACGGGCTGGGTATGCGGCCAAGACCGCCAATCGCGAAGGCTCGCGCCTGCTGTCAAATGTAGACGTTGCGCAGGCTATCGCGGCAAAGGCCGGTAAAACCGCCGAGAAGCTCGATTTAAGCGCCGAGAGAGTGCTTCGTGGATTGTTTGAGGAAGCTACCCGCACTGGGGAAGGAAGCTCTCACGGGGCGCGTGTGAGCGCATGGGGCCTATTGGGCAAATACCATAAATTGTTCGTGGATCGCGTCGAGGCAGATGTGACAGGCGACCTGACGGTGACAGATGCAAGATCAAAGCTTCAATCTCTCATCTCTCGCCAGAATGTCGGAAAGCCAGGTGGCGGCACTACTGGCGGGGCTAAGTGACGAGGAGTGTAAAGCGCTCCTGCATGATTGGCGGTTTCTCGCCCGTCCAGCACAGATAGCGCCCGATGGTGAATGGCTCATATGGATGATCCTCGCCGGTCGTGGGTTCGGAAAGACCAGAACCGGGGCTGAGTGGACCAGAGAGCAGGTTAGAGCAGGTGCCATGCGTATCGGCCTTATCGCTCCAACAGCATCAGACGCCCGAGACGTTATGGTTGAAGGTGAAAGCGGATTGCTCGCCGTGTGCTGGGCAGGTGACAGGACGGTAAGTGGCGACCTTCTGGGGCGCCCGTCCTATGAGCCATCCAAGCGCCGTGTGACGTGGGCAAATGGTGCGGTAGCCACCCTGTTCTCGGCAGAAGAGCCAGAGCGTCTCCGCGGTCCACAGCACGAGGCGATGTGGTGCGATGAGCTCGCAGCGTGGAAGTATCTACGCGAGACATGGGACATGGCGATGTTCGGCCTGCGCCTTGGCGATAAGCCGAGGGTGTGCATCACAACGACGCCTAAGCCAGTGCCTTTGCTGAAAGAGATCATTGCCGATCCGAAGACAGTGGTAACGCGGGGATCGACCTTCGATAACGCCGGCAATCTGGCTCCTACCTTCCTCAAAGCGATCAAGGACAAGTACGAAGGTACGCGTCTTGGCCGCCAGGAACTGGAAGCGGAAATCATTGACGATCTGCCCGGTGCTCTATGGACACGGGCCGAACTGGATAAGACCAGAGTACGCAACGCGCCAGAGATGGTTCGTATCGTGGTTTCGGTCGACCCGTCGGGTACGCGGGGCAGTAGCGACGAAGGCGACAGCATCGGCATTGTAGTGGCCGGTAAGGGTGTCGACGGCAGGGCATATGTTCTGGCCGATCGATCTTGCAAGCTTTCGCCTGCTGGATGGGGCCGACGCTCTGTCGAGGCGTATCACGAGTTCTCAGCTGATCGGGTCGTGGCTGAACGCAACTTCGGTGGCGCCATGGTCGAGCACGTCATCAAGACCACAGACAAGAATGTCTCATACAAAGAGGTAACAGCAAGCCGGGGCAAGGTGGCTCGGGCTGAGCCTGTGGCCGCTCTCTACGAACAGGGCAAGGTCTCCCATGTCGGAGGCTTCCCAGATCTCGAAGATCAAATGTGCCTGATGGCGCCAGACGGATTCGCGGGCGAGGGATCGCCCGACCGTGCCGACGCCCTTGTATGGGCTATCACTGAATTGATGCTCGACGACACCGGTTACACGCTGTCCGATATGCAGAAAGCTTTCTCATGACCAATTCCAAGCCGCGGGTGCGCGTCAATACCGCCGGAGTAATTACGGACGGCTTTGCCAACCTCGTGGCAGGTCTGGGCGCGGGCAATGCGAAGACATCCGCTCATACATACGTCATCGATCACGACCAGATGACGCTTGAAAACGCCTATCGTGTGTCGACGTGGTTCGGGAAGATCGTTGATATCCCAGCTGACGATGCAACCCGTGAATGGCGCACATGGAAGGCTGACAAGGAGGATATCGAACGGATTGAAGCCGAAGAAAAGCGTCTGCAGGTTCGCCAGCAGGTGCGGCAGGCATTGATCTGGGCCCGACTGTACGGTGGCGCGGTTATCATCCCGCTAGGCCTGCCGGGCGCGCTCAACCAGCCTTTGTGGGTCGATCGCATCGCTAAGGGCAGCATCAAGGCTCTCACGGTTCTCAGCCGGCATGAAATCACGGCGCAGGATATCATCACGGATCCGCTTGATCCGATGTACGGCAGCCCTGCCAAGTATGTGATCAACTCAGCCAACGGTCAGCAGGTCGAATTGCATCCGTCACGTGTGATCCGGGTCAATGGTCGTACCGTAAACAATCGGCGTGTAGGCGCCAATGGCTGGGGTGACAGCATCTGGATGCACATCAGCGATGCTGTGATGGCTGCAGATAGTGCTGCATCCGTCATCGATGCTCTTCTGCAGGAAGCCAAGATTGACGTTGTCCGCATCAAGAACATGATGACCATGATGGCTAATGCCGACATGGAAGCGACGATGATCAAGCGCTGGCAGATGGTTGCCGTGCTGAAAAGCATCTCGAACGTGCTCATGCTGGACGGTGATGATGAGTGGGATCAGAAGCAAATCACCTGGACCGGTCTGCCCGATGTCACCAATACGCTGCTGAACGTCATGGCCGGTGCCGCTGATATCCCGCTGACACGCCTTACAGGCAAGCAGGAAGCAGGATTGAGCGGCAAGGATGAGGGTTCGCTCCGGAACTACTACGACAGTGTTAAAGCCAAGCAGGAGCTCATTATCAGCCCGATGCTGGCCCCTCTGGATGCAATGCTGATCCGTTCCGCTCTCGGTAAGTCCGATGATGGTATCTGGGCATCGTGGGTTCCACTGTTCCAGCTGTCGGAGAAGGAAAAGGCTGAAATTGACAAGATGGAAGCCGAGACGGTCGACATCTATGCTCGTACCGGTCTTGTACCAACCGATGCGTTGGCAGAAGCCACCCAGAACCGTATGATTGAAAGCGGACGCTGGCCGGGCCTTGATGAGGCACTGGAAGAAAGCGACGACGACGTCGACGGGACCATCAACCCCGATGAAATTGACTATGAAAACGAATAGCCGCGGTCATTTCAACCGCGGCTATTAATTATCTGTCGGCTTTACCAATATGCATCCGCACGTCATCATCGAACAAGCCAACGCCTGGGAAATTTAGGCGAAATTTATGCAATGCAGATTCGATCTGTTCACCGAACTTCTGCGAAGCATCCAATAAGATGTCATGGGCGAAAATTCTGCTGTCGCCTTTGTAGATTTCCAAAGTGTAGATCATGAGCCCTCCGAATCGTTGTTCAGCAATGCAAAGTTGCAGAACTTAACGACCTAAACCAGTAAAAAGTTGGCAGCCCATGCGCATTGATCTCAAATGGCAGGTGAAGGCGACCGGCTATCGCAAGACTGATGTCGAACTGCCCCAGATCGAGCCGACTAAGGCACAGAGAGATGAACTGGCCCGCATTTACCTAACAGTGGTGCGGGTCTGGCGTGTCGGTGCCAGGGAGCAGATATTCCCGGCTTATAAGCAGGCTCTGGCCGAACAGATCGCCATCGATAAGCTGATGCGTGACCGTGTCGGGTCGGTGGAGACTGAGATTGAAGCCGTCGACGGGCAGGCTGTGCGAGCCGTCCTGTCATTCCGTGGCCTGTTCCGTGTCTGGGCGACACGGTTGCAGCTCTGGCATATGCGCCGGTTCATTCAGACCATCAATTACGCAACCAAGGTCGATCTATCGACCCAGATGCAGCCAGTCGACGTTCAGGAAACACTGGATGACGTACTTGCTCGCAATGTCGCTCTGGTCAGAGATGTGTCTGATCAGGCGAGGGGGCGAATAGCGGACATCGTGTACCGCGGGCTACAGAATCGCACTCCTGCCCGTGACGTAGCCAAGCAGCTCAGTGAAGCGCTGAACCTTTCGCGGGATAGGGCGCTCAGGATCGCAACCGACCAGACACAAAAGCTTTCTTCGGCTCTCGATAAGGACCGACAGCTTCAGGTCGGTATGACCGAGTTTGAATGGCGTCACTCTGGAAAGAAGCACTACAGACCAGAACATCTGGCCAGAAATGGCAAGGTGTATGCCTGGAATAGTGAAGTCGCCAAGAAAGACCCGCCGGGGTTTGCCCCATTCTGTGGCTGCAAGGCCAAGGGGATACTGAGGATGGACTGATGACGATCAAAGGTCTGGATAAGCACGTCAAGCGTCTGCAGAACATGCGCAAAGCCGCAAGGCAGGTCACAGGCGCGCTTTATGCTGCTGGACAGGATATCGAGCTCGACGCCGAACGATCTATCACCGAGGGATCTGTATCGGGCGCGGGCCATGTTCCATCATTACCCGGTCAACCGCCGAACCGCGATACCGGCCATCTGGACACGAACATTGAAACGACAGTCGAAGCGCAGAACCCGCCCACTGTCCATGTAACCAGTCATGCAGAATATAGCGCAGCGCTTGAATACGGCACATCCAAGATGGCCGAGCGCCCGTTCATGCGACCAGCAACCGAAAAGAACCGCAAGAACGTCTCCAGCAAGGTTGCTGAGGCGGTGCGGGTTACAATTAGGAGAGGATGATGGCAGTCACTCCCATTCCGAATACAGACGTTTCATCCTACATCGCATCAGATGGCAGTCTCCAGCAGACTACGGTCGTTGAAGGTGGCGGTGGCGGCGCATCTGGTCAGGTTGAAGTAACGAACTTCCCGACATCGCAAGCCGTCACCGGCCCGCTCACAAATGCCCAGCTTACAGCCGTCACTGGCACAGCCGCCCAGACTGCGGTCACGACCGATCCAGCAGCGGCTGGGCAGACGATGCTCGCTGTGATGCGCGGCATACTATCTGAAATGCAGGCGCAGACGGCCTTGCTGAACGACATCAAGACCAACACGACGCCTGCATCACCATGATGGATGGTTATTTCTTCTTAGGTGCAGGCTTGTTGGGTTTCCCATCGGAATGAGCAAGCACGGCCCCGGCGAGCTTCTTCGCGGTCTTCCCCGCATTCGGGTTCGCTAGTGTCTTTCCCGCTAGAGATTCGATTTTTGGTGAGTGCCCCTTTGGTGTCTTAGCCATGTTCAGCCCCTTGCTGGTTAACACAATGAGAAGACCATGATTCTCTCCCACCTACAACAATAGCGATAGTAGGTAACCACAATGAAATTTATTGATGCTGCACCGATCTCGGGAACGAGACGGACCGGAGACGGCTACCTTGTGACCACTGCGCGCAGCGTTCGCACCGGTATCCAACTCTATGCCGGTCATGAGGTA